CGTTCGGCAATACCGCTGCGATGGTCACATTCGGCAGCCAGTAGAGAGTACCGCCTTGCCAGTCTATCTTAGCCGTGTGGACGCTTGCTCCGTGCGTTCGCACCGCAAAGAGTTGTGTGCATGGGTACGGGCATCGCAGCACGTATTCCGAGTTTGGTTTCCAGTCGTTGTGTACGTCTTGTCCGCAGTACGGGCATGGCACGCAGGATTGCCGAACCAGACGCTGGACGACAACGGGAGCAGAGCCGTTGGCGTCGGTTATCGTGATGGGCGTTGTCATCGGCTCTGCTCCCGTGCGTCAGCTTTCATGTTCGGCGTATAGCGAGCGCACCAGTCTTTGCCGTCCTTGCGTATCGGGCGCGGCTCGTAGTTGCACTGGCCTTTGTTCCTGTCCATGCCTGTCCAGCCGGTAGCCGTGAACACGCCGTAGTCGCGTTTGTACCATTGGCAGTTGGCGCAGATGTGTTCCTTGTCCATTATTACCTTTCGTGATTGGAGATGAGCAACCTCCCGGTGTCACTCTTTGTTGACACACACCCCGATGCCGATAGGCATTCTACCCATCGCGAGACTGTTTTGCTGCGGGCGCTCATCGTCAAAATGGCACTTCCTTCCATTGGCGGTTGTCGTTTTGGTACTGCGATAGTTGACAGTAGCCGGTGCAGTTCCGGTATCGAAATCCGCGCTCGCTGGTGTATTTCCAGTGGTGCATTCCCATCGCGCAACGGAATCGCCGAACCAGACGGTGCAGCCAATTCGTTGCGCTCGTCGGACTCGCTTCACTCATGGCTGACCTCCGCGTTCGGCAATACCGCTGCGATGGTCACATTCGGCAGCCAGTAGAGAGTACCGCCTTGCCAGTCTATCTTAGCCGTGTGGACGCTTGCTCCGTGCGTTCGCACCGCAAAGAGTTGTGTGCATGGGTACGGGCATCGCAGCACGTATTCCGAGTTTGGTTTCCAGTCGTTGTGTACGTCTTGTCCGCAGTACGGGCATGGCACGCAGGATTGCCGAACCAGACGCTGGACGACAACGGGAGCAGAGCCGTTGGCGTCGGTTATCGTGATGGGCGTTGTCATCGGCTCTGCTCCCGTGCGTCAGCTTTCATGTTCGACGGAGTGCGGATAGCATTGGCTTCCGCAGTCCATTTTGCCGCGCCGACTAGCCGTTGCGCTTCCCGGAGCCGTGAGGCGATGTATCGCCACGTCCGTCTGGTTTTCCGTTCTTTGTTCAGGTCTATGCTCGCCAGCGCCAGTTTCAGCTTGGCACTGCCGACCTGTCGTTTGATTAAGGCGGTTCTGATTGCAGCCATTTCCGTTATTCTCCCGTCGAACCAGTCGTGTCAGCCAACGGCGTCCGACGCCGTGGCTGCACTCCCACGTTGGCCGTCAGTCTTCGCTCTGACCACCAGCACAAAGCCATGCGGTAGCAGAGCCGCCGAAAGCGGTCAGTCTCTTTGTGGGTTGGCGCATCGAGTAGGCGCTCAAACTCGTCGAGTAGTTGGTCATCCGTCATGCGTCCGAACTCCTCCCATTGGGCGTCGAATCGGTTTGTCAGCACGCCACGAAGACGGCCAACAAGTCGGTGCAGACGAACCATGAGCCAGCCGCGCCGGGCTGGTTCTGGATTCGCTGCGGCATTGGGCGGCTGGCTCATGGTCGCTGCACTCCCTCGTTGGCACCGTGGGCGGTGTTGGCAAGGAACTGTTTGTATTGAGCGCCAGTGATGCGTTTGGTGCGGCCATCGGCGGAAAACGGCAGCAGGCCTTCGGCCATGCGGCGCTGGATGGTCCAGAGCGAAACGCGATGGTAGGCGGCGATCTCGGCGGGGGTGTAGGGGACGTCGTCCAGCAGCGGCGCGGTGGGCGGCGGCGGGACGGGCGGGGCGGTGGTGGTGGGCATGGCGGGGTTACTCCTTGGCGCGGGCGGCCTGGGCGGCGGCGGTGGCGAGCTTGGTTTTGAGCGTGGCGATCTCGGTGCGGAGCACGGCGCGGCGGCCGTCGTTGGTGAGCGGGTTGGCCAGCTCGGCTTCGCAGCGGGCCAGGGCGCGCTCGGTGATCGAGGCGGAGGGGGCCAAGGGGACGGATAGGGCCAATGGGACGGATGGGGCGGATGTAGTGGCGGGTTTTCCGGTGCGGATAATCCGCGAGGTGCGGCGGGGGCGGGCCGCGCTGGCGGCAAGGGCGGGCGCGGCGTCGGCGTTTTGCCGGGGCGCCGCTCCACCAGACGCGGCGATCCCGAGTAGTTGCGCGGAATCGGCGAGCTCGAACTGGAGGGTGGTGAGCTGGAGGCGGAGATCGGCCAGGTCGGCAAACGCGAACTCGCGGCGGAACGCGCCAAACTCCAGCGTGGCCATGCCGCGCCGGTGATCCGCAGGGGTTTGCGCGCGCAGCGCGGCGACGGCAGCGGCCAAGGGCGCGGCGACCGGCACGGGCGGGGGTGTGCCGGGGCCCTTGCAGAACCGGAGATGACGGTGGCTGCCGATTTTGTTGATGGTTTTGGAACATCGGGGGCAGGACATGGTGGGCATGGGGCGGGACCTTTCTAGGGTTGGGGGTTGAGGTTCTGGCGCTGGCGTTGGCAGAGCGCCTGGGTGACGTTGCGGCAGCCGCGGGTATCGGCCAGCGCGCCGTGGGCGCCGACCAGCGGGGTGCCGCAAAGGATCTGGTGGGCCTCGGCCAGGCGGGGCCATTTGTATTGGCCGGGCCGATGACCAGGCAGACGGCAATAAGGCGTGGCGGCGCGCATGGCGCAGAACCCGCGCACGTCGCGCCACAGGTCGGGCCGCTGGTGGTGATGACCCTCGATCTCCAGCATGAGCGCGTCGAAATCCAAATTGAAGCTGACCACCACGTCCGCCGCCAACAGGAGGCCGACAAACACGTTGAGCACGGCCAGCCCGGGCAAACCATCGGCGGCGCACATGGCATCGGTGATGCCGTGAATGGCCGTGGCCTCGGCGGGGATGGTCCAGCCCGCGGGTTGCACCAGCGTGTGGAACATGGCCAGGCAGGTGTCCGCCCGGTGCAGCTCGGCGCCGATCTGGACCACGCGGGGCTGGTGCAGGGCGGACGCGGGCGCGCGCCAGTCGGCTTTGCCGGTGGTCTCGGTGTCGAAATACAAGACCGACGCCGACGCGGGCAGCGCGGCGAACTCGGCCAAGGTGAGTGGTTTCATGCGGGGACTAGGCTCCTGGTTGGGGTTGGCGGCGATAGGTTTGGGCGATCAGTTTGAGGCGGGCGGTGAAATAGCGGACCAGCGAGTCGCGGATCTCGCCGCGGTACGTTTTGCAGTGGCCCAGGCAACGGGCCTCGGTGCGGAGCAGTTCGCGCAGGCCTTGCCGGCAGAGCGAGGCATCCAGCGGGTCGGGGGCGGCCGGGACGGACGGCGGCGGGGATTGAGTGGCGGTGGCGGGGTTCATAGTGTGCGAACCTCGCATTCTTCGTACTCAGCCAACATCACTTCACTGAACGCATACACCCCGAGGTCCTCGCGCCATTGGCCAACGTTCAAGACCAAAACGAAAGTGCGCTCATCGTCAGAATCGAGAAACCTGGGCGGGCGCTCGTGCGATGACCGCAAAGCCGCGCTATAGGTCGACTCGCGCAAGTGTACGACTTCGCTCGGACCCCATCCCTTGAATCGTTTGCATTTCATGGTGTTCATCGGAGAGTTTTTCCTTTGCCGGTATAGGTGGCGATGCGGCGCTGGATGGTGGCGCGCAGATCGGCCTCGATGCTGTCCAGGAGAGAGGACGCCACGCGGGCGCCGTTACGCCATTGATGGCGCTGGGTGGCCTCGAATAGCACCAGGGCGCGGACAGCCGAGCGGTTGATCAGGCGGGACATGGTGAGTCAGAGCCTCCCTTCCATCACGGCGGCGGCGGCGGTGGGCCGCGGCGCCACGGCGCGGCGCAGATAACGCAGGCCGAGGGTGGCGGCCAGGGCGCGGGCATCGTTGAGCGCGCCGAAATCGCAGTCGGGCTTGATCCACTCGGCGGGCCGAATGCCGGCATGATCCACGAAGGTAAACCCGTGGCCGCGCAGCGTGGCCGCGTGGGGCAGGCAATCCCGCGGGCTGGACTTGCCGGTGATCACGGCGGTGTAGCGGAGCTCGGGCAGCAGCGGCAGGTCCGAGAGGACGGCGTCCACCAGGGCGGCGCGGACGGCGCGCGGCTCGCGATCGTAGCAGACCACTTCCCACTTGGCGCCGTTGTTGTCGGCGGTATCATGCCGCGACACGTCGAGGCACCAGTGCGTTTGGTTGGCCCGATAGTACCGGTACGTGTGACCGTGGACCTGGTAGGTTTGGATCATGCGCGATTCTCCCGTGCGGCGTTGCAAAAGCGGGTGTGCGGCCCGTCGAAATACGACTTGACCTCACCGGTGGGGCCGTTGCGGTGTTTGCCCACGATCAACGTGGCATCGGAGCCGAGTACCGCGGAATCCTCGATGCGCTCGCGGTGGAGCAGGATCACGACGTCGGCATCTTGTTCGATGGCGCCCGACTCGCGCAGGTCCGCCAGGCGCGGCAGGCCCGTCTCGCGAAACTCCGAGTTGCGGTTGAGCTGGGCCATGACCACCACGGGGATGCCGAGCTCGACCTTGAGCGCGTTGAGCCCCGCGGAGATCTCGGTGAGCTGGGCCTGGCGATTGTCCTTGAACTCGCGCGGGTTGTCGGCCGCCCGCACCAGCTGGAGATAATCCACGACAAGCAGGCCGAGCGGTTGGCGGGCGTGCAGGCGGCGAGCCCGGGCGCGGATCTGGTGGACCGACAGCCGGGGCGTATCGTCAATAAACAGCGGGGCGCCCGAGACGGCGGCGACGGCATCGGTGAGGCGGTTGAGCGCGGGGCCGGGATCTTGCAGGCCGCGGACGTGGCGGACGTTGAACCGGGCGCGGGCACACAGCAGCCGTTTGAGCAGCTCGATGCTGCCCATTTCCAGGGAGAACACGCCCACGGCCAGACCGAGATCGCAGCAGACATGCTCGGCAATGTTCATGCCCAGGGCAGTCTTGCCGACCGAGGGGCGGGCGGCGACTACGTAGCTGGTGCGCGGCTTGAGGCCGCCCGTGAGCGCATCGAGGTCATCGAGGCCCGTGGTGAGGCCGGTAACGCCGGTGCAATCCAGTTCGTGGCCGATCTGGGCTTTGGCCGCGGGCACGTGCGCGCTGGCCTTGACCAGGCCGCCCGTGGCCCGGGAATGAGTCACCAGGTCAAACACCTGTTGGCTGATGGTGTCGAGGTAGCCCGCGACGTCGCCGTCATTATTGAAAGCGCCCTCGGCCATGGACCAGCCCAGGGCAATGGCGCGGCGCAACAGGGACTTGTCGGCCACCAGGGTGATGTAATCCTCCAGGTTGGCCAGCGTCGGGATGCTGCTACTCAGATCGGCCAGGTAAGCGGGCCCGCCCACTTCGGCCAGCGCGCCCGCGTCGGCCATCCGCTGGGCGAGGGTGACGGGGTCAATCGTCTTGAAGGCATCGTAGATCGCCACCATGTGGCGAAAGACGACCTGGTGTTTGGCGAGGTAGAAATCCGTTTCCTGGAGGCGATCAAACACCAGTGCGCCCGCGTCGGCAGGGTTAAGCAGCAGAGCCCCGAGGACGGCTTGCTCGGCGGCCTCGGCGTGGGGTAACGGGCGGTCGAAGGTGGGTTTCATGGGGCAGTGGTGGACGGCGCGGCGCTGGCGCGACGGCGCGCGGAGAGGGCCGCTTCGTGGCGGGCCATGGCCCGGTAATCGAGCGTGGCCAGTTTGGGCGAGGCGGGACCGAACACGCCCAGCATTTCATCGCGTTTGATCTGGACCAGGGCGTCGCGTTGGTCCTGGGTGAGCGCGTTCCAGGCGGCATCTTGCTCGGCGGCGGGAATCGTGTCGGCAGCGTGGGCGGCCGCGGGCGCGGACCCCGGCGACGTGGGGGCGGCCGCGGGCGCGCTGGCACCTTTGCGGCGGCGCGGCTCGCCGTGGGCGATCTTCACCGAGTAGCGGACGTGGTTGTCGAAGGCCTCGGCCCAGTCAAACTTGTCGGGCTTGGCGGCGATGACCTTGCGCTTGGCAACGGCGGATTTCTTGTTGCTGGTGAGCCAGTCCACGAACGCGCTGGTGACGGCCTGGAGATCGGCCTGGGCGCGGAAGGCAATCGCCAGGGCGCGCAGCTTGTCGGGCGCGACCTTGTGGCGGGTGAGTTCGACGCGGTCCAACTCGTGTTGCATGACGGTGACCAGGCGGACCAGCTCGGGCTCCAGTTGACCGACAAACGGCAGCTCACCGGGAAGCGGGGACGGCGCTAGGACACCGTCCCCGCCCGGGAGCTCCGCGCCCGTGGAGGAGGGAGACGGGGCGGAGGCAGGAGACACAGACGGACGCAGGGCGCGCTGGCGGGCGATCTCGGCGGCCACGGCATCCTTGACCGACAACGGCGACGGCGCGGCCAGCGATGGATCCACCGGCAACGGCGCCGAATCGCGGTTGACAGCGGGCGCTGCCATCGGCGCCGTTGCCGGCAAGGGCGGCGTGCCAACGGGCACAGACGTCTGGACAGTAAGGCCGTATTGGCGGCGGGTGACCTGGACCAAGCCAGTGCGGCGAAGGGCGGCGATATGTTTGCGCGTGCGCTCGACGCTAAGTCGGGCAACAGCAGCAACCTCACCGACCCCCTTCCCGCCACCGTCCAGATATTCGACCGCCGCAAAGACACGAACCGCGCCATCGAAACTATCAGACAGCAGACAGCGCAAGAGGTCCTCCTTGTCCATCCCCCACCCTCGCCCGCTAGCACGCCCAGCCGGGCACCAACGACAAGGTGGGATCGCCGCAACCATCATCGGCAAAATCACCGGGGCGACGGTCGGCCTCTTGCTCCAACTCAGCAGCGCGCTCCAGTAACTCGGCGACCTCCGCGGCGTGGCCCGCGGCGGCGGCGCGCTGGGCGGCCAGGTGTAACTCATCCATGCGCTGGCGTAGATTCCGTGACATGACTGACCTCCTTGGATCGGACGTACTCCTCCTCGACCAACCAACGCACCAACTGCGAAAAGCTGGTGATGCGTCGTTGTCGCATTAATTCGCGACTGCGCCGTCGAGTGGCGGCGTCAATGGAAACTCCGACTGGTTTCATGGCGCGGGCTTCTAACAAAATGTGCCACTTGTTGTCAAGTGGCACATTGCGCGCACGAAAAGTAGGTGTACTGTCCAAGTCAGCAGGGGGATGAGTGTCAGAGGCAATAAAATCAGTGTCGCAACGCGTGTCGGCCCGCTTCAAAAACACGGTCGAGACACTGGCCAAAAAAAAGAATCGCACCTTCGTCGGCCAAGCTGATCATTGCCTTGATGTGTACCTGTTGGTGACCGAGCTTTTTCGTCACGACGAACTGGACACGCTTCGCGAGGACTTGGATGCCGTCAGAACCGAGACAAAGCTACGATTGGTGGCCGAGGCGAAGGCCGCTTACAACGCAAAGGTCAAGCCGTGAGTATCAGCGTGGCCGACTTGTCTGTACGCTGCGGATTGACGCAAGCCGAGACGTTCAAGGCATTGCACGCACTGAATTATCCAGCCAAATTCCCCTACAGTACAGTGGACCAGACCGTTGCCAGTAGCCTCATCACGCAGTATGCAAACCAACTAGCCCCGTCAGTGCGCCGCCGTTGGATCGGCAAGACATGCGACTGGACAGGCCGCGCGACCATCGCGGGTGGGCTGATATTTGCAGCGACGCTGTCCTTGTTTCCACAGTGGACCACAGTCGCCGAGTTTCATGGAAGCCGACCCATCCGCCGAGCAGCGGGCAGAAGTTTTCTTTGGATCGAACCCGAACCCGTGTTGCCGCGTGGCTTGGATTCAACCAACACTTTGACGCTCGTGACTGAGCTGAACTATTCGCGCATGTTGGCGGAAACGCTGCCGAGTGCATGGCTGATCGCGCTGGGCATCGGCGTCAGACGATTCAGAGCGGTCGGATTCCGACCAGTCTGACCCACCAGAGCGGTCGGATTCCGACCAGTCTGACCCACCAGAGCGGTCGGATTCCGACCAGTCTGACCCACCAGAGCGGTCGGATTCCGACCAGTCTGACCCACCAGAGCGGTCGGATTCCGACCAGTCTGACGCCCGACACCGCCCGTTTTCGGGGTGCTACGTACAGTACATACGTTACCGGTACGGTACGTAGCGTGCAACGGCCAACTTCGAGGGCGACAAAGGGCAAACCCGCGTCATTGGCGGTTGAAACGCGCATTGCCCTACGAACTCCGCGCTATCGGTGATGCCAGAGAAGCGTCCCATGCAACGCCGAGGCGGAGATCAGGCGGCAAGCCGTCGCCAAGGCCCCGCTGTCGAGCCTCATAGCCTCGTTTGGGTCAGGGTTTTGCGACGGTTTCCGAAGGCTTCACGGGTGCAAGTAGCTGTTTCTGAGGCACTTGTGGACTTTCCACGCGCAAACATGACCGAACTGGCGGAGCGGTTGAAGATCTCGCGCTCGACCTTGTCGCGCGTGGTGAACACGGACGACTTCACCAAGCTTCACGCGGCTTATTTGCTGGAGCGCAAAGACTTGTGCCGTGAGGATTTCCGCCGTGCCATGGGCTACGCCACCGAGCGCGTGGCCGAGGCGGCCAGTCGGCGCAGCCTGGAGGGCGAGGAGATCGCCTTGTTGAAGCTGGCGGGCGAGTACACGGGCGAATTGAAGCCCAGCGGCGCCCAGATCGCCGTGGCCGTGGCCGGTGACACGGTCCAGATCAGCGGCGTGGTAGGCGACGCGATTGCGCATTTGCGGGCCCGTGTCACCCCTTCGCAAGGTGACAGCCCAGCACAAGTGCCTGCATTGCAAGCTGCGGAGGTAGAGTAACCAACTCTATGAGCACCAGCCCGCAACTCGACCTGCTACCAGTCCAGACGCCCGGACAGGTGCCCGCGGCGTCGGTCGGGGGGGGTATGGGGGCGCAGGGGGGGGCGGGCCGAAAACACACCCATCGCGTGTTGACTGGCACCGCGCCAAAAAATTCCCAAAAAATTTTCCCGAACCCGCGCGCCGTGGAGGCGCTGCGGGGTGATCCTTTGTTGACGGCGGCGCCGTGGCTGGTGTGGGCCGACTCGGTGGCGTTTGAGTTCACCGAGATTGAGTACCTGGAGGCGCTGGAGCAGACGCGGCTGGCCAAGGGCATCGAGGAAACCGAGTTTTACGCCCAGGTGTGCCGCGAGGACCTGTATTTTCTCGCCAAGTACGTGCTCTGCGACAAGTCCGCCAACGAGAACAAATTGCTCTGGCGGTACCACAAGCCCGCGGCCGACCTGGCGAGCGACCCGCGTTATCCGCGGCAGATGTGGCTGGAGCCCCGCGGCTGGCTCAAAAGCACGCTCAAGACCGAGGCCAAGATCATCCAGCGGATCATCCGCAACCCTGACACGGCCATTTTCCTTTGGTCCGAGATTGAGCGGTTGTCGAGCGATTGGCTGGAGAAAATCAAAGGCCATTTTCTCGGCAATGCACGATTCCGCCAGCTGTTTCCCGCGTTTTGCCCGCCCCTGGGCGCGCACGAGTTTGGCAATAAAACCGAGTTCACGGTGCCCAACCGCAAGGTGAACCGTTTGGAGCCGACCTTGCGGGCGGTTTCGCCGGGCATGGAGCTCAAAGGCAACCACCCGGATGAGAATTTCTTTGACGACTTGATCGGCAAGGAGTCCTCAAAGAATCGCGACCGCATCCGCGTGGCCGAACAGGCGTTTCGCGATTCGTTTGCGATGCTGCCCGACAAGGAACGCGGCCCCACCCAGGTGATCGGCACGCGCTGGAATTTTGGCGACGTGCACCAGGTTATTGCCGACGAGTTGGCGCTCGAAAATGGTGGCGATTTCCTGTGCTGCATCACCGATTGCGAGCTGCCGGACGGCAGCCCGAGCGTGCCCGAGCTGGACAACGCGGCGAGCCTGGCCTCGGCCAAGCGAACGCTGGAGGGCAGCTACTACGCCGTCATGCGCCAGCAGCCGATTGCCGACGACGAAGGCGTGGCGCCCGAGGACATTGGCGACCACGAGGACACCGTCGAGGACTTGCGGCGGTGCAACCTCTACATCTTGTGCGACTCGGCCCTGGCCGTGACCCAGCGCAGCGATTTCTCGGCGGTGGGCGTGGTAGCGGCGACCCCGGACGGGTTCCTGGACGTGGTGGAATACACCCGCGGCCGCGTGGATCCGCACGAGTTCATGGAGACCGTTTGGGGTTACTGGGGCCGGTACAAGGCGCTGGGCCTGCCGATCCTGGGCATCGGGCTGCAGCAGGCGGTGCTCGACCGCGTGCTGGCGTTTTTCATTAACCAACGGGCCAAGGCCGACCACGAGTTTCTGCCCTGGCACCCCGTGCGCATTGCCGGCATCGCCAAGGTGGCGCGCATGCGGCGGCTGATCCCGCTGGCCAAGAACGGCAAGTTGCGATTGCGCAAGGACGCGATGCCCGAGTTGCGCGACGAGCTGGTGCGGTTGCCCGAGCCCAAGCCGCATGACGACTTGTGCGACATGCTCAGCGAGTTTGCCGACGTGGTGAAATGGCCCGACCAGACAGCGCGGCGGGCCGTGGCACCCGCGGCCGCCCGGCCGTTGACGGGGCTGCCGTTGACCGCGGCCGGCATGTACGAGGCCATGAAAGCCGAGCGGATGGCCCGCGTGAACCACAACAACCGCCACCCCGCGTTGCGGCGGCCCACGGATATCATCGGCCTGGCGGCATAGGAGATTACCCATGACACTCATCGACTTTTTTTGCCGTCAACGACAAGGCGTGCCGGCCAAACACGGCCAACTTGTCGAGTTACTGGCGCGCCCTTGCCCGCAGTGCGCGGCGTTGCTCCAGCAGAACCGCGAGTTGCATGACCGGTTGCTGGCGTTGACCGCGCCCACGGCGCAACGGGCCCTGGCCGAGGCGGAGATCGCGCGGTTGCGGGCGACCCAGCCCGCCGTGCCCACCCCGCCCCCCGCCCCGCGCCCGCCGCCACCGCCCGAGCAGACACCGGGCTCCATCACGGGGTTGCCGGTATGATGTTTGGCTGGAAACAACCGCGGCCACCCAAGACCCGCACGGTGCGGGTGCTGGGCCGTGACGGCCGGGAGTTCCCGGTGACGGTGCGGGGCAACCTGTCCAAGCACCTGGCCTGGGGGATGCCCGCGGGCACGCTGGTGGCGCTGGCCGATGGCTGGTTGGCGCGGCTGTTCCAGCGCGCGACCAAGCCGCGAACCGGCAAGGCGGTGGCGCGATGCTGATCCAGGACGCCAACACCGTGCGCGAGCAAAGCGCCGTCAGCGAACCACTGCGCGAGAGCGTGCGGTTGCCGTCCACGATCCAGGCCTCGGCCCTGGTGGACGAGATCCACCAGCGCCACAGCGCGGCCAACCACGCCAAGTTGCGGCTCTACGCCAACAGCTACCTCAACCGGGCCTACTACCTCGGGTACCAGTGGACCCGCTTCGACGGCGGCGCGTTTGGGCTGCTCGACGTCGAGAATCCCGAGGGCGAGTTGCGCGAAGTGGCCAACCGGATCCAGCCCAACGTGCGGTTACTACTGGGGTTGCTGGCCCGCGGCCAAAGCCAGGTGGAGCCGATCCCGACGACGCGGCAGACCCGCGACAAGCAATTTGCCATGGTCGCCCGCTCGGTGCTGGACTACATTGGCCGGATCAACAACGCCGAACGGCTCAAGGCCGAGAGCGACGAGTTGCGGGTGATGGACGGCACGGTGTGCGTGCGGACCTATCTCGACCCCAAAGGCGGCCAGCCGATGCAAGTGCAGCTGCCCGGGCAGGGCCCGGCCACGGTGCAGTTCCCCGAGATCCGCAAGGAAGTGTACTCGATTTACCACGCCCACGTGTTCCCCACGCGACTCAAAAGCGCGCGCGACGCGCGGGCGGTGCTGTTCGATGCGCGGCGGCCCCTGGAGGAGCTGCGCGAGTTGTATCCGAAGTTTGCCGACCAGCTCGGCGCGGATGAGTACCGGGACCTGTACGATGGCATGTCCGAACGTCTGGACTTCCTGTTTTCGCCCGCGGGCGCCAAGGGGCCGCAGGGCGGCCAGCAAGGCACGGGGCGGGTGTTTGAGTATTACGAGCTGCCGTGCGAGCGTTGGCCCCAGGGGCGGCGGGTGGTGGTCGTCAACCGCACCGTGGTGGAGTACGACGTCAACCCGTTTGTCGGCTTGTTCCCGCCCGAGGCGCCCAAGACGTTGCAGCTGGGCTGTGTGTGGCTCCGTGGCATCCAGGTGCCGGGCGAGTTCTACGGGATCGGTTTCCCCGAGGCGGCGCGGCCGTCGCAGAACCGGTTGAACCGGATTAAGACCGACCAGACGATGAACCGCCTGGCCATGGGCCGCAACCGCATCCTGGTGGAGCGCGGCACGCTGGCCGACCCCGACCAGGTGACCAACATTCACGGCAGCTTCATTGAGTACGAGCGCCAGCTCGGCGCCAACGGCGCGGCCCCGACCATCCTCGGCGCGCAGGCGTTGCCGGGCGCGTCGCAGGAGATTGCCGAGACGCTGCGTGACATTGATGACGAGTTTGGCCTCTACGACATCATGCGCGGGATGAATGACGCCCAGGTCCGCAGCGGCCAGCAGTTCAACAGTTTGTTGGCCAGCGGCCAGCAGAAGTTTGCCACCCTGACCAGCGAACGCGAGCAGGCCGACGCCGACGACGCGCGGATCACGCTGGCGCTCGCCCGCCAGTATTATCCGCCCGAGAAACTGTTGCGGATTGTGGGCGAGACCAAGGGCTACACGCTGTCACTGATGGCCGCGCAGAACCTGTATGCGGACGTGGACGTCGTTAAAGGCAGCGCGATGCCGCGCGATGCCGCGGCGTGGAACGGCCAGTTGATCGAGCTCTGGCGCAACGGCATGATCGTGGACGGCACCGGCCGGCCCAACGTCAAGTGGTTGCACCAGCAACTCGACCTCGGCGGTTTCCGCCACGAGTTTGCCGACCAGCCCGACATTGACCGGGCCCAGACCGAGAACGCGCTGTTTGAACAGGGCCGCTGGGCGGCGCCGCAGCCCTGGGATGACCACGTGTGCCACATTGACGAGCATGTGCTCTGGTTAAAGGAGCACCCCGAAGCCGGTCCGATGGCCCAGCGCCTGATTATGGCCCATGCCGACATGCACCGGATGATGATGGTGCAGGCGGCGCTGCCGGTTGGCGGCCCCGTGCCGTTGCCGGCCAGCCAGGGCCCGCGCCCCGGCGGCATGATGGCCGCTCAAGCCATGCCCGGCCAGCCCAACCCAAAGGGGGCGGCGTGAGTCAACAATCACAACCATTTCTGGCGGGATCTTCTAGTGGACCAGGATACCTCGTTAGTCACGAGGAAACGTCGGTTCGAGTCCGACTCCCGCATCCAATTTCCGTGAACGCAGCGGCCATGCTCCCCGAATCTCGCGCGGGGCATAATACGCGAGCACCCCGCACGGCCGCGGTGACACGAAACCAAACAGGAGGTCAGGACTAACCCGACCAACCCCGGCGCACCCGTCGCCCCGCCAGCGACAACCACCCCACCCCATCCCGGAGCAACCGCAGGATCTCCGCCTGCCACCCCGCCGCCCAACGGGGCCCTCTCGGCCGCCGCCGCGCCCGCGCGTCCCAACGCGCCCGCGACGCCGCCCGTGGAGAATTTGCTGGGCGAGTTCAATCGTCGGATGCAGCGGCAGGAACAGCTCAACGTCCAGATCATGCAGACGTTGCAGCAGTTGACCAGCAGCACGGCCCATGGTGCGCCGTCGCCGGTCCACCCGCCGCTGGGCCACGCGCCCGCGTCACTCCCTTCTGGAATGATGCCCGCGTTGCCCGCGCCCTCGATGACGGCACCCCCCGCAACCCAGTTGCAGGACCCCGAATTGATGGCGTTGCGCCAGGAACTGAGCACCGCGCTCAGCCAGCAGTTGGAGCAGGCGTTGACGCCGCTCCAGCAAATGCTGGCCCCGATCAACCAGACGCATCGGTTGCAGCAGGAAGCCATGCAGCGGCAGCAGGCCGAGCAGATGTACGAGTATCTCGGCAAAGGCAATGGCCAGCAGGCCGCCGTGGCCCCGATCTTGATGGATGCCGATTTTTCGGCCATCACCCGCCAGGACTTCAATCGCCGGTACGCCGAGGCCGTTCAGACCTACGGCAACCCGCACCTGGTGGATCCCGTCGAGATCGCCCGCGCCGTCCAGCAAAGCTGGGATGCGCGGCTGGGCAACTACGTCAAGCGCAGCGTGACGCCCGCGGGCCAGCCCGCCGGTGCTTTCGCGGCGTTGCCGGGCGGCGCCCCCACGGCGGGGGCACCGGCCACGGGCCCGTTGCTGATGCAACGCGAGCCCCAATCGGTTGAGGACGCGCATCGCATGCTCACCACGTTGCGGGCCCAGGTGCAAGCCGCCCCGCAACCCGCCGCCGCCTGACCCGACAACCAACGACAACACCCAAGCACCACGACAATGCAGACAGGAGAAAACACAATGAAACGGTTGTTCTACAAACTCACGGCGTTGCTGACCGTGCTCGGCGCGGGCTTGCTGGCCGTGGCCGCGCAATGGCTGCAAGCCAGCGGCTGGAAACTCGCCTGGACGGTGACGGGCAACTCGCTGACCTACCCCGGTGGCGCGTTGACCGACGCCAGCACCGCGCCCGCCACGGGCTCGGCCACCTGGCAAATGTTGCCGCAGTATTTGCGCGGCATGAAAAACGCCCTGCAGCGGCGCAAGTTCCTCGTGAACCGCCTCGGCCAAAAGACGCCCATCGGGCTGGTCGGCGGCACGCACTTTGAGCTGCGCATGCTGACGGGCGGCATCATGGGCATTGGCTGGAATAACGGCAGCGGCGCGCTGGCGCGGCCGGGCAGCACCACGGGCATCACCCCGAAGGCGAACCCGAGCAACATCTTCAGCGTGCTGCAGTTCGACTTGAACACGATCAATCGGGCCCGGTCGAACGAAGTCGTATTCCAGGACGCGATGGTGTTGGAGCTCAAAGCCAAGGAGCGCGACGCCGGCAAGATCATTAACCAGGCCTTGTACCTGCCCAAGAGCGGCGTGCTGGGCCGAGTGGCCGGCTCGCCCGCCGCGGGCGTGATCACCCTCGACAACGACGGGCTGATCAATACGCTGGCCGGTGACCTGACCAAGTATTTCCACGTCGGGTTGCCGGTTTGCGCCATCCGGTCCGACACGGGCGCCGTCCGCCAGAACGGGCTGTTAGTGACCGCGATTGACAAGACCGCGGGCACCATCACCGTGACCGACGCGGGCACGCTCGATGGCGCCGCGGGGCACGGTAACACCGCTGACAACGACTGGTTGGTGATCGGCCACCTGGACAGCGTCAGCTCCAGCTACAACCAGGCCGTGACCGGGATCAGCTCCTGGCTGGGCGCTCATGCGGCCGCCACCGATATCGGCGGCACCGTCTGGGGCTTGGACCGCACGGCCGCGGCCAATGCCTTGTGGCGGCCGATGCGCGTGACGCCCGCCCAGGGCGAAGCGCTGGAAGCCACCTTGCGCCGGGCCAAGAGCGCGGCGTTCAAGGAAGGCGGCGACGAAGGCAACATCATGGACCCGAACCAGCCGGAAGGGTTTATCTGGTTGACCTCGCCCGAGGGCTACGACAAGTACGGCGCTGGCTTGCTGGCCACCCGCCAGTTCCAGGTGCCGACATCGCCGGGCGTGCAGGGCGGATACGTGAACCTCGGCGGCGGTTTCGTCGGCCTCTGGGCCGATGGCGTGCCGATGTTGGCCGACTCCGATTGCCCGTGCGGCCGGTACTTCGGGATGCGCCTGGCCGAGGACTGGGATATCTACGGCTCGCTGGAGTTCCAGCCCGTGTTTCTCCCGCAGGGCGGCATGCTGCAAAAGCTGCCGAACTTCCCGCTCTACATCATCGAGCTGTACGCCAGCTTTGAGCTGGGTTGCTCGATGCCCAACCGCAACGTCGAAGTCAGCGGCGTGCCGATGACCGTGTACTGACCCACCCGGTAAAGCGTTCCCCGCCCGCTCGCAAGGGCGGGCGGGGACGCCGAACCCGACACCCACAACACCCCATGAAAAATTTTGCCCAACGCCTCCGAGCGATTGACCCGCACCTCCGCACCCGCCGCCTGCCCAACGGCCAGCACCGCGTCGAGCGCGTGCTCGGCAACGGCCAGCGGCAGCGCTTGTGCGAGGCCGCCACGCTGGGCCAGCATGTGCTCGATGCCGTGCGCGCGGGCGATGGCCGCAAGAATCCAGACCTCTGGAGAAACTTTCGCCGCCAGCAGGCCGCCCACCAGGCCGCGCTGGACCGCGACGCCGCCCGCGAGGACGCGGCCGGCAAGGCCGCGTTGGCCGATGCCGTGCGCTTCGACCTGTGCGTGCGGCCCACGGTGGGATCCACCGCCGCGTTTCGACGCGGCTTCGACCAGATCCGTTTTCACGTCCGCCAACCCCAAGGAGTCACAGCATGAAACGTCATGTCCGCCTCATCGTGGCCGTCAGTGTGCTCGGCGCCGCCGCCGCGCTGGCCGGCAACCTGCCCTCGATTCAAGTCCGCACCCAGACCAGCCGCAGCGTGACCGCCGCGGCCAACACCAACCAGCCGACCGTGTGCACCACCAACATCGTCGGCCAGGAGCGCGCGTTGCTTGCGGTGATAAACACCAATGCCGCCGATGCGCTGGTGCTCTACGCCGGCAGCAGCAACGACCGCCCCGTGGCCGTGATCGCGCCCGCCACGACCTGGGAACAGAAATTCCCGATCATGGACAGCGGCACCTACAGCCTCGGCACCACGGGCGCGCCCCGCACGGGTTTGGTCCGCGAGCTTTGGGGGAACTAACCGCACCGTGGGCTATTACCCGACATTCGAAAGCGGCACGGCGCCCGCGGCGTTCACCGAAGCGCGGCGCGCCGAGCTGGAGGCGCGCGGGTTTCGGACGGCGGCCACGGACGGGGCGGTAGCGGGCGACGGCTCGACTGCCAGCGGCGCGACCAGTGGCGAGAGTGCCACGCCCACCACGAGTGGCGGGGCGACGTTGCTCTATTCGCGCTGGTACTTCCCGGATCCGCTGGCTGGTGTGGTGTTTCGCGGGTTGACCCGCGGGAACCTGTACCGGTTGGCGTGCCTGGATGACGGCGGCCCGAGCGAGCGCGGGGCACTGGTGGAACCCGCGGGCACGATCCGCGGGACTGACAAGGTGCTGGCCAGTCCGCAGGACGGCCTGGTGCTGGTGGCATCACCGAGCGGCAAGAGTTATCGGGTGCATGTGGATGACGTGGATCCCGGTAACCCGCAGTTGAAGATGGTGCCGGTGGATTCGAGCGCGTTGCGGGCGGGCGACGTGGCATTTGCCGCGGCAGGGTTTGGGATTGTGCTGACGGGACGGACCAATGCCGGTAGGTACCTGGTGCGCCTGGTGGACGAAGGCGGCTGGACCGAACTGACGATGATTTTGGGAGAATGGGCATGACGCGCCGCACACCAGCATTTGGCCGTATCTTGTGGGTAACATGCGTGTTGGCGGCGTTGCTGACGTGGTTCGCGCGTGGCCAGTCGGCGCGGCCGGGTTACCAGGTCAAGGAGACCGGCACGAATTATTTGGACGATCTCAAGTTTTTTGTCAGCGGTGCGCGTCTGGGCGGGACCAATGCCAATGGCTTATTGAAGATGAGCGGCAGCAATCTCCTGTGGATCGTCGGCAACGCGACGAACACGCTGGGCACCAGTAGTGTGACGACCAACGATATTTTGGGGCTGCTCTGGGCCAACGGCAACACCAACTGGCTGACACTCGCCGGCACGAACGGACTGGCGACGGCAGGCCAGTTGTCGGGCGCGACAGCGTTTGACCCGGTGTGGCTGGCGTGGGCGATGCCGTTCACGACCAACCGCGTGCAGATGATGTGGTCGAAGGACTTGAAATCGTGGCTGCCAGCGTTCGGCGGCAAGACCATGTATCTGCCCTCTATTGGACGGGCTGAGGCGCTGCCGCTGTACGAGCCGGGGGATGGCTACTACTACACGGCCACGGAGTTCGTCCGTCCGGGCGTGTCGTACTACCAGACAACGAACTTCTTTTGGATTGCGCGCACCACGACCAACCGGCTGACGGACTTCACGGACTACACCCGCGTGTGGGCGACCAACGTGACCGGCCTGACGCACTTATGGGCCATGAACTTCTTGCGGTCGGGAACGACGAATTGGGTGTTCTTCCCGGTCTCGACCGATAACGGCACGAACTTTTCGCCGTACTACTCGCTCTCGACCAACATGCTGGATTGGACGGTTGCGCAGCCGGTGAATTGGACGGGGCTGCCGTATGCGATTGACTTCTATCCATTCAGCCGGGGCGGGACCAACTATTTCCTCTACAAGTGGCAGACGACCGGCACGACGGGCCGCTTGGAAATGGCCTACTCGACGGCGGGCTGGACGAACGGTTGGACGGCGCTAAAGACAAACGATTGGGCGGGCTGGGGAACGGGCTGGGAGGCCGGCAAGCTGTTGTCTATTTCCAACGGGCACGACGTGGTAATTGCAGATCGGTACGGCAGCACGGGCGCGTACTCGGAGGGCATCGGCCTGCATTGGAGCGAGTCCACCAACAACTGGGCCACGTGGTCAACGATGCAGCCCTACGGCTTCTCCAGCCCTTCACTGCGACACACGGGCTACTTGCTGGTCACGAACCCTGCTGACATTGCGAACGCCACGATTCCTGCCAGCTACTCGCTGACGGCGGACTCGGGTGTTGGCGGCAAACCGCCGGAGTATCCCCGCGAGCCGAATTACCATCACTTCTGGATTGGCGGCAAGGCATCAGTGATTCTGGAGACGTTCAGCGCGGCCTACAAGAGTGTGTCACTTGCCGGCAACGCCTACCGCTATGGCGGTGGTGACTCTTACTGGAAGCTCGTCGAAACCAACCGTCCGGGCTGGATGGTCGCGGCTGGCTGGGGAACGTCGAGCGACGGCATCTATTTTCTGCGCGCCCCGCCGGCAACCGGCACCGCCAGCTTCTCGGTGATCGGCGGGCTGAACTCAACCGGCTTCTACGGCAACGGCAGCGGCCTGACCGACATCGCCTACTCGACGAGCAGCGGCTACGCGACTAACGCGGGCGCGGTTGGCGGCGTGACAGTCGGCGGGCTGGTGCAGACCAATGACGCTCGCTATCTGGCGACCGTCACCAACGGCGCGACCGCGGTCAACATCGTCTTGAACACCAATTTCTTCGCCTACGTGAACTCCAGTAACTACGTCTGGACTACCTATGCCGATACGCTGTTGAGCAATCTCTATCTCATCACCGTCATTAACGGCGTCAGCGTCAACACGAACACACTACCGAACAGATGAAAGCCCTGCTCACCATACTCTTGTTGCTGACCGGCAACGCGCTGGCGCAGAATACGGTCGGCTACTCGCGCACGGCGAAACGATACGACCGCGACCAGATCGGCAAGATCAGCGTCATGCCGACGAGCTTGTTCACCAACTGCGTCATTTGGCTCACGTACTCCGCCAACGACGGCACCAATTACTACGACGCTGCGGCAAGCAATGACGGCATCGGGTCGGCGACAAGCATCTGGACAAATACCGTCGGCGGCGCGGCGGTGTTCGACGGCGGAACGGCGTCGGCTAGATCAAGCAACAGAACCGGCTTTAACTCGACTAACTGCTCGGTGTCGCTGTTTGCCAAGAAAACCGGAAATGGCGCGAGCACGCACGATATGTTTTTCGACTCCGGCACCAATCAGGCGGGGGATTTGTTCATCGGCTTTCTTAGCCACTCAAACACCAAACTGTCGGTCGGGCGCACATTTATCGCGGAAGATGTTTTCTGTTCAGGCGGTTTTACGAATTGGAACCATGTCGTTGTCGTGTTGAGCGGCGACAGCAAGACCATTTACCTTAACGGCGCATGGGCGGCGACGACGAACATAAGTTACACCTACGGCGCGTCGAGTTACTACAGCTTGGGCGCGGAACGGACGAGCGACACGACGACTGCCAACGCATACAAGGGTCTATTGGATGATGTTAAAGTTTTCAACCGCGCCCTGACCAGCAACGAGGTCGTCAACCTCTACAACCTGACCAAGGGAACCTATGGGCTGTGACGTGGCGGACTTGGAGAAATCACGATGAGCGACAAGGACCTGGACCGTTTGGTGGAAGCGAACTTCACGCCCCAGCAGCGGGTGTGTTTGGACTACGTGGCGGCCAGTGCGGCCCGCAAGGTGATCGAGGAATACGGCACGCAACTGGTGTTTCGGTTGGCGGGCAAGGCGGCGCTGGGGATGCTGGTCCTGTGCACGGTGCTGGGCGCGATCGTGGTGGGCGCGCTCCGCGCGTTGGCACCCCGCGGGGCGCCGATCCTGTTGGCGGGCGCGCTGGCCCTGGCGACGGGGTGCTCGCTGGTGGAGACGGCCAACACGCGCACGGAGCGGCTGGGGAAACGCACGGAAGTGGTGGTGCGCCAGGCCGACACCACGCTGGAGGACTACAGCAAGCTGGCCCAGACCGGTGCCGTGGCCCTGGCCGACGTGGCCGCGACGGTCCGCGGCAGCGGTGAGCAGATCGCGCTGGCCGCCGGGGAGTACAAAACGCTGGCCGCCACGCTCAGCCGCGTGTTGGAGCGCCTTGGCATCGCGTTGGAACGCGCCATTTACATCATTGCCATTGCCCTGGGGTTGATCGGCGTGGCCTGGGCCTGGCGGATCGTGAGGCGCGCATGAAAATCACCGAGGGCCACATGGTGCTGCTGAAACTGGCCTGCTTTCTCGGCATCCCGCTGTTGACGCCGTTCGTGGACTTGCTCAAGCCCCACGCCGAAAAAGGCGACTGGCCCAATTCTGTCTCATGGACCATCACGCTGTTTCTGGCCGGCATCGGCATTTGCAATGCCGGGCTGGCGTTCACGTCCAACAGCTTTTCCAAATGGATGGAGAAGCGCAAACCCGAAGGAGATCCAAAGTGAAGAAGCTCATCCTCAGCCTGATCCTGGCCAGCGCCGCGCTCCCCGCCCGCGCGCAAACCAACCTGCCCCCCGCCAATGTCGAAAAGACCAGGAACCTGATCGCGTTGATCGGGGACAACACCCAGTTGATGGGCGGGGCCGCCATCGTGGCCGACCCGCGCGACCACTGGCGCAGTGAGGTCTCCGCCGTGGTGGGCGTGCAGGGCAACGTGGCCACCTGGCAAATCCGGGTGAGCAAATTGCGCCTCCAATCCAGTGTGCGGCCCGGGCTGGTGTACCTCTACGCGACCGAGACGGAAAAGCACCTGGTGGGCGTGGGCTTGTGCGGGCGGTTGAGCGCATTGCCCCCCGTGTTGGCCGACACCAAGAACGCCACGGGCCTACTCGGCAAGCTGCCCGGCAACCTGGAAGCCGTGGACTGGTTTGTCAGCGTCGGCAGCCAGAGCGATGCGGCGCGGCCGTACCTGGCAGGCGGTTTGTCGTTGAAGTGGTGACCCGATGAAAACCTTGAGTCAACTGCGCTGGGCCGTGCGCGGCGAAGTCCGCGAACGCGGCGCCACGTTCCAAACCCAAACCGGCACCGTGAGCGCCGCCGCCGACAGTGTGACCGTGACCGGCACCGGCACGTTATTTCTGACCGAGTACGCCCCGGGCCAGGAGTTGCGCGTGGGCGGCGTGGTCCGCACCATCATCGCCGTGGCCAGTGACACCAGCCTGACCCTCCACAAGGCGCTGGGGGCCGTGGCCAGCGGCGCGGCCCACGAGCTGGTGATGCGCCAGGGCGGCTGGACCGACCAGGACGTGGACGAGCGGATCAACGACGAGTTGCGGCATATCGAGAGCCAGCTGTTGCGCTACGCGCCGGGCGCGCTGGCCGTGCCCGTGCTGGCCAACCTGGTGGCCGGTGAGGACCTGGTGAGCGTGCCCACGGGACTGCGCCGCGTGGATCTGATCGAGTACCAGCCCGCCGGCAGTCCAGACAGATGGACGGCGCTGACCGAGCTGGCGCCCCGCGGCCGCTTTGGCGCGGGCGTAAACGCCTTTTACAACGGGGCGGGGACCAAGAGCACGGGCGCGCCCCGCGGGTTCACTTTCCGCGGGGCCGCCCAGGTGGAGCTCGACGTGTATGCCGAGAGCACCCGCACCGGGGCGCTGTGTTTCTGGGGTTGCTCGGGCCTGGCTGACCTGGACGCCGACGCCGACACGCTGGCCCTGGCCGCCGACACGGACCTGGATGTGCCCGATGCCGTGTCGTTGGAGGCGGCGCTGGTGTACGGTGCCGCGGCCCGATTGCTGGCCATGAGCGAGACCACGTTGCCGCGGGCCGCCGCGTGCAAGCAGATGGCCACCGAGGAGCTGCGGGCCTGGGCCCAGGCGCATCACGGCCGGGGCGGGCGCAGCAACGGCGTCAAACGTGTCCGCATCACGGGAGGCTGCTAGACCATGGCGTTGCGCGCCCAACGACTGGAGCGGCTTGACGGCGGCGTGGACCAATCCACGGATCCCCGCGAGCTGGAGTTGCTGGACGGCGCCACGCGCTCGCCGGATGCGCGCGACGTGCACGGCGACAGCGGCAGCATCGTCAGTCGGCGCGGGTGCGCGCCGTGGTGGGATACCGGGGAAGGACGGCCGGTATTCTGGTTCTCATTCTTTTCACCGGGCACAGTCGGCAACCAACAGGGCGTGGTGGTGACCGACGAGGACCTATTGTTTCCCGGTACCCAGCCCACGTTTCCGCCCACGCGCGCCACGCAGACCACGCCGACCACGCAACCGCCGCGATTCCTCGTCACGTCCCCTGCCAGCGGGGCGACGTGCCAGCCGTTGAGTGTCACCGTCGAATGGACGGCCTGCCGTGGCGCGACGGGGTACAGGATCCTGGCACACACGTCGCGGACGTTGCCGACGACGCAAGCGGGAGCGATTGACACGGCGAACTGTAGCTACAGCGGGACGGCGGCAGCGGGTGCCACGAGCAAGGCGATCACGTTGCCCGCGAACAATACCCAGTATTTCATCTGGGTGTTCGCCAGCGTGAACAATGCCATGGTGGCGGCCCAGAACGTGCCGCGACCGTTGACGACCAAACTGGCCGCGCCGAGTAATTTGACCACGGGTAACACCAGCCTGACCCCGACATTGACCTGTGACGCCGTGGCGGGGGCGGGTGGCTACGTGTGGCAGATCCGCCGCAAGAGCGACCAGGTAGTGGTGGTGACCAGCGGCGTGTTGACCCAGCCCAGCTACACCGTGCCGAGTGCATTGTTGACCGACGGCATCGAGTACGAACACCAAGTGACCGCGCGCGACGTGGCCGTGGGCACGCCAGGCTGCGAAGTCGCCAGCGCGTGGGCGACGTTCACGGCGCGGGTTACACCCTCGGGAGACTTCACGATTGACCTGGTAGCCAGCCAACCGGGGCAATATCCGTACAATTTGCCGGCAAGCCTCACTATGGTAGGCGGTGGAGTAGGCGGTGGAAGTGGTCCATGGCTTGGCACGTGGCCCGAGCCGCCGCCGAGTCCATCTATATACGAGATTGAAATGCGAATTGTGAATGGCCAATGGCGCTGGACGTTTACGGGTCAGGGTGGCTACACCGCGACCGTTGACGGCCAGCCGTGGGCGGAAGTGCAACTCGGCCCGATTTCGGGGCTGTCGCCCTTGGTCCAGATCCTCACCATCACGCCCGTGGCCACACCATGAGTGATACCTACATACCGATTGACTGGCTGCCAAGTTCGGCCCGCTTGGGTGGGCGCGAGATCATTTGCGACGGGATCAATGCGAACCGGTGCAATACTGGCCTGGGCAGTGCGCTCCGTTTGTGGGGTGTGCGCCCCCCGACCGCCGCGCAACTCGCCGCGATGACAACCGTGGCAGGCTCGGGCGGCAGCATGACCGCGGGCGAGCATATCGTCGCCGTCACGTTTGCCGTCACCACGCCGGGCGGGGTGATTTTGGCCGAGAGCGGCCCGATCCAGTCCGCGGCCGTGCCGGTAACGGCCAACGGCAAGATCACCATTGGCAATCTGCCGTTGTCGGACAACGCGGCCGTGAATGCCCGCGTCGTTTACATGACCTTGGCGGGCGGGACGGAATTGTATCGGGTGACAGCCCAGGCGACCGTGGCCGACAACGTCACCACCAGTTACGAGATCACCGTCAGCGACGGCAGCCTGACCGTGCTGACCGTGGCCACCCAGAACGAGTTTTTACCCGCGTGCGCCGTGGCGCGGGCGTTGCCAACCCAGATTGCGCTGGGCGGGACCAAGCCGTGGACCGAAGGTACGGCCAGCGTGACCAATGGCGATGACACCGTGGTGTTCACCAATGCCGATTTGACCCGTGCCGTCGAGGGCAAGACGTTCCTGGTGACAGGCGCCGTGCTCGGCTACGTGATCGAGAGCTTTGACGAAGCGACCCAGACAGCGACCTTGAACGGCGATTACCAGGGCAGCACCGATACTGATGCCACCTATCGGATCATGGGCAGTCCCAACACGGTGTACTTCACCAATGCGTTGCCCGACAACATCGAGGGGTACGATCCCTTGAGCGTGTTCAACTCGGTGGACGTGGGCGGCGATGATGGCGACGAGATTACCGCGCTCGGCGTGTGCCGGGGCAACGTCGTTGTCGGCAAGCATCGCAGTACCTACTTGCTGGTGCGGGATTCGACGGGCTGGACACCGGTTTGCGTGTCCACGGAAGTTGGCTGTGCGGGCCACGCTACGATGGTGCAGGACGGCAACGGCAACGCCTTGTGGTACGGCGGCGCGGGGGGAGTGTACCTGATGCACGGGGGCGAGTTCCAGACGGCCACGAACCGTCCCCAGTTGATCAGCCAGGACATTGAGCCGTTGCTGCGGGATGGCGTGAACCATGGCCGGGACCACATGGCCCATGCCCAATGGTACGAACCCCGGAAGTGGTACGTGCTGTGGTTGACGCGGATCGGTGAGACGGCAGTGACCGACCTCATGTTGATTGCCGATTTCAGCCAGCCAACGCGGGAGCGGCCGTGCCAGTGGTGGATTTGCCGGTTGCCCGCGGCGAGCAGCCGGTCCGAGAAGTTTTCCGATGACGAGACTCGTTTGTTGATCGGCACCTATCACGGCGGGGTCTGGGTCTGCGATACCGGCAGCCTGGATGGCGTCCAGGGTATGAGTTGCATCGGCACCGTCAGCGGCGTGAACGGGAACGATATTACGTGTGATGATGCGTGGTTTGACGACGTAGCCGGCAGCAGTAGCGCCGCGGGCGCAGTCCTGACCGTGCTCAGTGGCACGGGCGCAGGCCAGCGCCGGTTGATCAGCGCCGCCGCGGGCCAGACGGTGACGGTGGACACGGCGTATTACGGGGGCGCGTTGTCGCCCAATGTCAGCGTGGGCGACAAGATCATGCTGGGCGGGTACAGCAGCTACTGGCAGACGCCGCGGTTGAGCGTCAAGACAGTCGGCCAAAAACGCTGGTGCGAGGCCAGCATCGCCGCCACGGGACAGGGCGCGAACCTTTGGTTGCGGCCCTACACCTGGGCGCGGGGGCGGCAGTTGACGCTCAACGCGACGTTGCTCCCCGTCAACGCCACGGACCTGTGCGTGGCCGCGCAGTACGGCATCGGTGAGAACTGGCAGGGAGAGTTTGGCACCGATGGCCCCGCCCAGCCCTGGCAACTGAACGGCGTGACCCTGATCGCCCAACCCACGGGGGCGCCCCGATGAAACAAAAGACTTGGAACCCGCGCCGCGATGGCGTAGAAGGAGGCTCAGACTAACGGTTACTACAGCGAAGAAGCAGGCTACTTTCCGCAGGGCGTGCAGGACCCCGACGCCCTGATCCCGTTCTACGCCGACCAGGGCGGCGCATGGGACCCCGTGGCGGACGTGTACGCGCCCCTGGCCCAGCAGTACTACCACAACAACCCCCAGTTCGCGCCCGACAACCTCGACCGTTCGCTGGCCGACTCGGTGCGGGCGCTGGGCAACTTGTGGACCCAGAGCCCGCCGCCGCTCACCCCGTGGCGCCCCGCGCCCTTGCCGGCAAGCCCGACCCCGTCGCCCTGGCCCGCGCTGGCGGCCACGCCCGGCAGCGTGGCGGGTAATCCGCCCGCCAACCTCGCGTTATCGGGGATCTACAACGCCGATGGTTCGCTGGCCAACCCGCGCGCTTCGGGTTTCCGCCAGGGCAATCCCGACGAGTTTGCGGGCCGCCTGGGCGCGGCCGGCAATCAGCCCGCGCGCGGCCCCAATGGGATGGACAACTTGTTGGCCCGCCATGCCGCCAACGTGGCCGATGCCCGCCAGCGGGCCCTGGCCGACCGCGCCCAGGCCGTGCAGGCCGCGGGCCGGATGCAGGCCCAGGTCAACGGGCCCGCCATGCAGCAGTTCGCGGGGGCCGTCAATCGGCTGCGCAGCGACCCCTACTCGCCCGAGGTGATCAATTACCTACTGGGCCGCCAACAGGACCAGCAGGCCGCCCAATTCAACGCCGCGATCAGCGTGCTCCAGCAACAGTACGCCCAGGCCGGCAAGGCGCTGGACCCGCGCACCGTGGCCCTGTTGCGGATGCAGATGGCAAGACAGGGCAACGGCGAGCGGCGCGACCTGATGCTGGCCGCCACCGATCGCAACCAGTCCGCCCGCCAGGCCTATGCCGCGGCCACGCAGGGATTCGCGGGCCTGGAGGGCAGCCTCCAGGGCGATGCCGCCCGCGTGCTGGCCAATATCTTGGCCGACACGAGCTATCAAACCGGCAATGCCGAGCTCAACCAACTGTTGCAGCTGGCCCAGATGGCCGCCTACACCCGCCAGTTGCCCGCCGCCGCCTAAAGGAGATCCACCATGCCATTCACCATTCCCGCCGAAAGCCTCTATGACGGCATGGACGGCCTGGCCGCGGCCGCCTTTGCCGGCAGCCAGGCCCGCGCCGAGGACGATGTGCGGCTCCAGCTGGGCCGCTTGTTGCTGGGGCGACAGGAGCTCGGGCTGCGCCGCGACCAGTTCGCCGCCGAGCAGGCCCTGGGACAACGGCCGCAAGTGTTCCAGCACGGCGGCCTGGCCATGGGCCTGGACCCGCGCACGGGCCAGACCCGCTGGCAGACCCGCATCGGGCCCGAGCCGACAGGCCACGGCCAACGGCTGATCGAGTTGAACCTGGGCAACGAGGTCGGCCTGGCCGACCCGCTCACGGGCCAGATCGTCCAGCGCTACCCGATCGGCGCCAAGCCGACCAACGCCGACCCGCTGGAGGAACACATCAAGCAAGTGGACCTGTTGGCCAAGCTCTACAGCCAGGCCGAGAACATGGCCCCGCGGGATTTGACGGGCAAACCGACTGTCACCCCCGAAATGCGCGGCCTGGCCTGGCGCTGGCAGCAGGCCAAGGACAATCTCGACCGCCTCCAGGCCAGCCGGTCCACGGGCGTGTACGCCCCGCCGGGCACGATGCTGGCCGTGCCGGGCGCCGCGCCCCTGCCGATGCCGGACATGAGCGTGCCCACGTTGCCCCCGGCCGCCCTGCCCCAGATCGCCGGCCCGGCCCTAACCAACCCCAACGACCAGGCGCTGGCGCTGGGCCGCCTGTTGTCGGGCTCCGTGCCGCTGGCCCAGGGCCAGTTGAGCGCGGGCCGCTACCGTTTGTCCCCGATGCCATGAACCGCAACCAACTTCGCCAAGCGAAGAGAAAGGAGCAGCACCAAACCATGAGGATCCTCAAAGCCATCGCCCTGTTGGGCGTGTTGGCCGTCGCGGGCGCCGTGCGCGCCCAGCAAGCCTATTGGGTGGAAAAGCCGTTGACCAATTACACGGCCACCATCACGGCAGGCAACGACACCAACACCAGCACCCAGATCATCGCCGTGCCCACCGCGGGCACCGTGATCACGCGGATCAACGTGGTGCCGGCCACCAATGTGTGTTTTGCCATTGGCCGCGCCGCCACCACCAACGACCGCCAGATCACCGCCAGCGCGCCGTTTAGCTGGACCGTTGCCAACGCGGAAAAAGGCCCCTACGTGGTGACCAATTTCTTTGCCCGCGACACCCGCGGCGCAACGAACCTCACCACCACGGCCACCGTCGAAGTCTGGGGCATCCCCAACCGGTAACCGCCACCCCCGCGCCCGTGGCGCGCCACCCTGACCGGTGACCGCGCCACGGGACGGGACCCACGACTATGCGTTACGCCGTCACCGACCAACACACAGGCCAACGCTTCCAACTCGACTGGGACGGCGCGGCGCCCCCCACCACCGCCGACCTCGATGAGATTTTCGCCGCCGCCCGGCAACGCCCCGCGTGGCCCGCGGCCGCGGCCCCCCTGCCCGCCCTGACCGCCGCCGCCCACAGCGCGGCGCCCGTCCAGACGTCGGGACCCGCCCCCGCGGCGCCCGTGGCGGCCGATTGGCCCAGCACGTTGCAGGGCGCGGGCCTGGACACCATGGCGCTGGTGGCGCGCGGCCTGGCCGGTGCGCCGTCCATGGCCCGCCAGGGTTTGACGTGGACCGTGCCCGGGGCGTCGTATTACGACGCGCTGCGCCCGCCCGCCTGGCCGGCCGCGGCCCAGGTCCGTTTGCCCGGGCAATCGTGGTGGGAGGACAACTGGCAAGCCAAGGCGCGCGCCGCCGAGGCCCGCGCGTTGCCCCAGGCCCCCGCCACGGGCGTGGTTTCTTTCTTGCAACAAGGCATCCGCACGGCCACGCCGTCGCTGGCGGCCATGGGCCTGGGCGCGGCCACGGGCAACCCGGCCGCCGTCGCGGGCGCCCTGTTTGGTGCCAGCACCTACGACCGCAGCCGCGAGACGGCCCCCGCCACCTTGACGGGGGACGCCCGCCAGCAATACGCCTTGTCCCAAGGCCTGATCGAGGGCGGCGTGGAAGCCGTCAGCGATGTGCTGCAATTAAAGCTGGCGGGTTTGGGCCGACCCATGGCCGCCCTGACCCGTCCCGTCAAAACGTGGCTGGGCCGCGCGTTGCAGGCCAGCGCCCGCAGCGCGGGGATCGGCGTGACCGAGTTCATCGAGGAGCTGGTGACCGAGGCGGGCCAGTGGGGCGCGGACCGGGCCGCCGACGTGCCCACGCCGCCCTTGTGGGACCGCGTCCAGCAAATGATGGGCCCCGCGGCAGCGGCCTCGACCGTGTTTGCCGCGCTGGGCTTGCCCGTCAGCTATGCCCGCACCCAGCGCGCCGCCACGCCCCCGCCCGTGCCGGCCGCGGCCCGCCCCGCCGCGCCCGCCGCCCGCCCCGCCGCCGCCAGCGCGGTGGACCCGTTGCCCGCGGCCTTTGCGCAGTTGGCGGCGCTCGATGCCGCCGACCCGTCCGCCGTGGCCGACCTGTTGCAGGCCCGCGCCGAGAACGACTGGACCGATGCCGAATTTTTGGCTGCGATCAACGCCGCGCACAGCCGCGCCGCCGCGAGCAGCACGGGGGCCAATGCCCCCGCAGTTTTCGCCACCACGGAAGATGCCCGCGTCACAGGAACAGGCGCCGACCGCGGCGGCACAGTGCCGCCCGTCGCTGACGTTGTAGTTGCGACACTCACTCCCACGTCCGACGCAGCCGGTACGGCCGCCCAGGACCTGGGCGCGGCTCCCGTGGCCGACCCCGCCGCCGCCGCTCGGTTGGCCGAGTTGCGCGCCCGCCTGGCGGGCCCCGTGCCGTTGCTGACCTGGCAGCAGGACCTGTACGAACGCGACGCCGAGGGCACCTGGCACAAACTACGCCGCGACCCCGCCAGCGGCCAGACCCGCCGCCAGTTCGCCGTGGCCAATGAGACCACGATCCAGGCCCTCAACGACGAGCACGCCCGACGGACCACGGCCAGCATCGTGGCCGATCGCGACGGCGCCGCGCCCCGCGAGTTGGACGCCGCCGCCCTGGCCGAGGCCCGCCCCGCCGTCGCCCCCGTGGCCGTTGACCCCGCCGAGTTGGCCACGTTGCTGGTCAGCAACGGGGATCCCAACGCGCCCGTGGCCGCGCCCCCGCGGCCGGCCGCCGTGGCCACTCCCGTGGCGGGCGCGACGACGTTGACCCAGTTTGTCCGCGGCCGGGGCGGCATCGCGCTGGCCAAGCCCGATGGCGGGCCGGTGCAGATGGCCGCCGATTTTGCCCAGCTGGTAGCGGGACAGGACTCGCTGGCCAAGCGGCGCGGGTTGATTGACCGGGCCAATCGGCCCGCCAACGCGCCCGATAGCCACGTCGAGGCCGCCGTCGAGGCGGGTTTCCTGCCCGCGGGCAGCACGCCCGCGGACCTGTACAACGCGCTCGATGAAGAGCTTCGCGGCCAGCGCTTTTACTATCCCACGGCCTATCACGGCACGGCGGACGCACTGGAGGCCGACGCCGAGCGCCGCGCCGAAGAACGCGACTGGCAGGCGGAAGTGGAGCGGGAAGAAACCGCCGCAAAGAGCGAAGAGGCAGTGCCGTTTTCACGGGCGCAACAGGCCGACTCCGGTCTTGACTCCCACCCGTTGGCGGGCGAGATTGTGGGCGATGAAACCGCCCGCCCCACGCAGCGTTACGCTCCCGGCACCGCCCAGCACGATGAAGCCCTCGCCGGCCAACTCGCTGATCGTTTGCAGATGCGCCTCGGACGCCCTGGTGGTGAACGTGTTTACCGGCCAGCCCGTGTCAGTACCGAGCACCCCGTCGCCCGCACCGTTGACGCCGTCGCCCAAGCCCTCGGGCTGCGCGTAGTTTGGCTGGAGCGCACCGGCACCGGCCCGCGCATTAACGGGCTGCAGTTGCCGGGTACCAACGTCATCGGGTTGTCAGTGGAACTTGCCGACCCCGTGTTGTCGACTGTGACCCACGAGGCCACGCATCGGCTGAAACAAGCCAACCCGCGCGTTTGGAATGAGCTGGTGCGGGTGATCCTCCAGGAAGCCGACCCCGCCCGCGTGCAGGCCTGGCTGGCGCGATTCAACGACCAGTTTGGGCCGGACCTGCCCGCCGCCAGCGCCGCCGAGGCCCGCGACGAGTTTATCCCCGAGCTGGTGGGCGAGCTGGCCGCCGATGCCGGTTTCTGGCAGCGGCTGGCCGCGCGCGCTCCCGGGCCCGTGCGCGACCTGTTGCAGACGTTGCTGGACGTGTTGGAGCGCAGTTTGCAGGCCCTCGGCAGCCGTTGGACGCTCCGCCGCCGCGCCAGCGACACCATCGCCAACCTGGAGCGGGTCCGCACCGCCGCCACCGAGGCCCTGGCCACGCTGGGCACGCAGGCAGGCGACGCTGCCCAGGCGGGTGTGTTCCATGCCGGTAACGCCACGTTGACCGCGCCGGGCGTCATGCTTTCGCGCCGCCGCAATCTGGCCGACGACTTCATGGCCGAGAAGATCAACTGGGGCGGTGTCGCGCTCACCCGCGCCCAGGCGGTGCAGGACATGCAACAACGCGGTTTCAGCGAGGAACAGATTCGCGGACTCGGCGGCCCGTACCAGCGCGCGGCGGTGTCCGCGGCCGAGGCGGCCGCGTTGATGCAAGACCCCTTTGCCGGTGAGCGGTTCCGCCTGGTAAATCGTGAGAGCGGCAGCGGCGACCAAACCCCGCAACCGCCCCCGCAACCCAGCCAACTCGATTTGCCGCTCTCCCGCACCCGCGAGCACTTTTCAGGGGACAACACCGAGCGCCGCGATCTGCGGCTATCGCGGGCCACTGTGACAGCCGCGGAAGACCGCCAATATTTGGCGGCTGTTGAACGTGGCGACACAGCGACAGCGCAGCAAATGGTAGACGCGGCTGCACGCAAGGCAGGATTCACGATTGGACCCGTGTGGCACGGCGGTGCTGGTGGATTCACTGTCTTCGACTGGGGAAAGATGGGCGCCCAGGGCACCACCGAGGGCAAAGGCTTTTACTTCACCAATGACGAAGCGCTGGCCAAAGGTTATGCCGAGCGCCACGGCGAGCGGCTTCTTCGAGTTTATCTGCGCGGCGGCAAACAGCTTGACCCGCGGCGTCTCACAATCACGCGTCGGCAAATCAAGCAAATCCTGCGCGTGCTTCACAGTGAAGCCGAAACCGCCGAAGAAGGATCAAGCCCGCTGTGGAACTATGGCGATATTTCGTATCAAGGACTGCCTTCAGTCATCGAGGAAGCCGCCAACAACTTGGCCAACTATTCCCAAGATGATGCATCATTCGTCGCGGGCTTGATCAACGGCGGGTCTGACCCAGAGCTGACCTACCAAGCCGTGTACAGGGTTACCGGCAAGACCGGCATTCTCGAAACCGATGCGTGGGGACGACCGGGCCACGAAGTACACGTCGCCACCAGTGCGGCGCATGTCAAACTCGCCGACGCCATCACTCGCGATGATGCAGGGCGAGTAATTCCGCTCTCAGAACGCTTCAACCCAAACCGCCCCGACATTCGTTTCTCCCGCACCCGCGAGCACAAGCTGGCGGGGCGGATCCTGGACCAGCCCGACAACCAGGTAGACCCGCACAGCCGCGCCCGCATCGAGGGCGAGCGGCGCTACACCGTCAAAGGCGACGATGCCATGGCCCGCGAGGCGTCGGCCTGGATCAACAGCGTTGGCGGCGTCGAGCAGGCCTACCGGGAAGTGACCAACACGGCCAACCAGCTCGCGCCCGACGTCCGCACCGAGGCCGCGATCCAACTCGGGCGCCTGCTCCAAGAAAGGTACAACAAGCTGACCCGCGACGGCGATCGGCGCGGCGCCGCCCAGGTGGGCCGCAACCATGCCGAGCTGCTTTCTTGGCTCACCGATTACTTTGAGACCACGGGCCGCGCCGTCAGCAATGCCCGCAAGCTGTTCGCCTGGGACCAGCTCCAGTACCTGACTCCCGAAGGTTGGGAAGTGTTCGCCCAGCGCCAAGTGGCCAAGGCCCGCGGCCAGCGGTTGCCCAGCGCCGACCAGGCGTTGATTGCCGGGCTGTTGCGCAACCTGGAGCAGGCCAATGCCAGGGCGGCGGCGCCCGTGGCCGAGCGCGCCAGCCAGGCCCGACAAGCCAAGGATCCGTTGGCCCAGTACCTGGCGGCCGGCAGCCCCGCGTTGCGCGCGGCGGCGGCCGCGGCGATCGTCAAGCGCGGCGCCCAGCTCCGCCAGTTGGTCTATGAGCATTACACCACCGCGGACGCCACCGCCGCGGCGTTGGCCGCCAAGCTGGCCGCGCAAGCGGGCCTGGGCGAATTGCAGGCCGCCCAGCTGGCCCAGGACGTGGCCGCCGCCATGCAGGCGGAGACGGCCGCCGTCAAGCAGCGGGAGTTGGCCCGCGTGATCGGCCAGGCCCAGCAGGGCAAGGTCAAGCGGGCCGTGCGCAGCGCCGGGGAGCGGTTGCTCCGGGCCAGCGCACTGGGCGCGCTCGACACCGAGGCGGCCTACACCGCCTTGCAGGACAAGCTCGGGTTGCCCGCCTACGACGAGACCCTGGCCGCCGTGGTGCGGGACCGGGCCGCCAAGATCCAGCAGGAGACCAATCCCGGTAAGCGGGCCGCGCTGGCCAACCTGTTGGCGGGCGACATTGCCGCGCATGTGCGCGAGCCCATCTACAACGCCATCGCCACGCGGCTGGCCCAGGTGCACCAGTTGGATGAGCAGGGCGCGCGCGAGCTGGGCCGGTACCTGGTGGATGCCTGGCGGCTCAACTTGTTTTCGGTCACGAGCTTTTCGCTGGACATTGTCGCCAACGCCGCCGAGCTGGCCGCCCAGCGCATCGAGGGCGCGGGCTACGACCTGGTCCACGCGCTGCGCACGGGCCGGTTGAGCTTGCCGGCCACGTCGGCCTTTGTCGCCGCGCTGCGCCACCGCGCCAGCCATGCCCGCCGTCCACTCGATGCGCGGCTGGAGGAAGCGTTTGGCCGGACCGTCAGCGGCGAGACCGACATTCTGGGCGCGCCCAGCGCGGGCGCGTTCCCCACGGGCGACCGCGGCACGTTCAGCACCCGCCGCACCTGGGCCGGCAAGAGCCTCGACGCGCTGGTGGGCACGCCGCTCTACGCCAAGGGCGCGGCGGACCTGGCCGCCAAACGGCTGGCCGCCATGGCGGCGCTCTACCAGGAGGCGCGCACCAGCGCCGACCGTCACGGGTTGCGCGGCGCGGCCGCGCAGGACTACATCGAGCAATACGTGGCCGACCCGCCCGCGCACGCCATCGAGACGGCCATCGCGGCCGGCAACGCCGCGGGGTTCAACCGTGCATTGAGCCCGGTCGAGGAACGAATTGCCCGCAACACGTTTTTCCGTTTGCTGGTGACTCCCTTTGGACGCTGGCCGTTCCAGCTGGCCCGGTGGGCGGGGCAGATGGTGGGGATCAATCCCCGCCTTTGGCGGGCCGTGCGCGACGGCCGGGCCACGCCCGAGCAGATCGCCGCTTACCTGACCCGCACCGCCACGGGCATCGGCGGGTTGCTGTTGGTCCATGCCCTGTTTGCGCCCAGCGACGCGCCCGATGAGGACAAGGACCGCGGCCATGTGGACTACCAGAGCGGCGACTGGGTGGGCGCGGACGGCGTGCGCGTGTCGTTGCGGGTGGAGCCGCTGTCCACGGCGCTGTTCCTGGTAAGCTTGTTGCGCGGCGACCGGCCCGCCGTGATCGGGTTGTCCCGGTATGCCAGCCTGCCGTTTGCGCAGGCGTTGCTGGCCGGCCGCGGCGAGGCGGGCGGGTTGCTGGGCAGCCTGTTTACCAGCGTCAAGCTGGCCGCCCAACAAGGCAGCACCCATGCCGTGCTGGCCGAGGCCAGCAACACGCTCAACCGGTTGGTGCCGGGCCAGGCGTTGCTGGGCGCGATGGAAAGCGTGATCAATCCCCGGCCGCAACGCGGCCTGGGCGCGCGGTTGCCCGGGATCTCCTACCTGTTGCCCGACGAGCCCAGCCCCACCACGGGCCAGCCCGAAGTCCGCTACTGGCAACTGGGGACTCACACCAGCGCGCCCGTGCCCGCGGTCAGTGGCGTGCCCCTGCCGTTTACCAGTCTGACGCAGGATCCCGTCCACCAGCTACTCAGCGCCAACGAGCTGCTGACCTACCGCGGCCCGCGCGCGCCCGTGGCGGGTGTCGCGCCGGCGGACTTGACCTGGCGCCAACGGCGGGAGTGGAACCGGGCCCTGGGCCAGGCCCGCCAGGAGATCCTCGGTCAGGTCAACATCGCCACGCTGCGCCAGCAAGGCTACACCCGCGCCCAGATCAAAGAGTACGTGCGCCGGTTGGATGCCACCGCCGCGGCCCAGGCCCGCGCCCGCCTCGGGGCCGAGCTCACCGCCCCGTAATCACGACTCACGGCGCGGGCAGTTTGCCGGCCGCGCTGGCGTGGAGCTGGCGCACCCGCGCTTCGCTGACCTTGAGCACGCGGGCCAGCTCGCTGTTGCTCAAAGCCCGCAGGCCGCGATCGGCGGCCGTGCGGGCGCACCAGACCACAAACTCCGCCGCGCTGAGCGCATCGAGCGCGTTGGCGGGCGGATGGGGCAGCGCCGCCGCCGCCGCCCCGTGGGCCGCTTCACTGAGCGGCACTTCACGGGCGGCCGCCCGCGCCAGGTTGATCACCGGGTACGGTCCCCGGTCGTTGAGCGCGGCCAGCTGCCGCCGATATTGGCGGAGCCGGGCCGCGGTCCAGTGCGGTTGCGGGGTCCCCACGGCTTTCCTCCTTGTGACGGGGCTCATCCGACCCGCGACTCCATGGTCTCGCCGCAGCGCGTACAGGTGGGCCGCCAGCAGCCCGGCTCGGCCTCGGCCAGTTCCCCGTGCCAGTCATGGGGCGGGCAACCCCGTGCCCGTGGCCGCGGCGGCGGGGCGGCCGGCAGCGGGTCGTCCAGACGCGTGGACACCGCGGCCGTGGGCGGCGCTTGCGGGGGCAACTCCAGTGCCGTGGCCCGCGGCCGTTGCCGGCCACGCTCGGCGGGATCCTTGGGCTCCCAGCCCAGCAACGCGAACACGTCGGCCTCCTCGGGCGTGGGTTGCGGCACGCCCGCGTGGTTGACGATCCGCCCCTCGGCGCAGCTCAGCCCGCGCTCCAGCAATCGGCCCATGGCCGCCTTGACGTACTCCGCGGGCCCCGTGCGAATAAACAGGATCACGCCCCAGGTGGCCGGGGGCCGCACGATGAACAAGTCCACGGCCACCGCGGGCCGGTCCCCGTACAATGCCCGCACGAACTTTTCGCCCCAGGCGGGCCGCCCGTGCTTATCGGGCCGGTCCCGCAACACGCCCCGCCCTTTGAGCTCGCGCAGTTTCTCGGCCAGGTAATCAATCTTGCCGGCCACTCCGCTCCCGCCGAACAGATCGCCCGCGTAAGGCGACGGCGCCAGGTGCGGCACCGCCACCAGCTCCACATCGCCCACGTCGGCCGCCTGGCGGCGCAACGAGCCCGCCACTTCCAGCCGGTCGCAACAGCCGCCCAGGAGCTCGACCAGCTCCGCGGCCCGTTCCGCCATAAACGCCTGATTCATGGTTGATGACCCTGGTAAGTGGCGCGCAGGCCCGCCAGCGCGCGGCCCGCGGCGGCCAGGGCGGCACTCGCCGCCTCGACCAGCCCGCGAGCCAGCGCCACGCGGGCGGCCTGGGTCCAGCGCGCCGCATCCGCCAGGCGCGCCGCCCGTTCCGCCTGCAACGCCGCCGGTGAGCGCCTCACCGTTTCCCGCCCTTCTTCGCGGCGCCCTTGCCGGCCGTGGCCGCATCGGCTGATGCCACCGCTTGCTGTTCCTGGTCCCGCAACGCGGTCAGTTCCGCCGTCAGCTGTTTGCGCACCGCCAGCTCCTTGATGCCGAAATGCTCAAGCAACGGCTCGGGCAAATCGCCAATATCCCCGCACAACACCCGCACCAGGTTGGCCGTCTGGGCTTCCAAGGTGCGAGTCTTGTCCAGCTCGACCTGGCCATAGAACGCCTCATTGGCGAACTCGATGCACGCCACCAGAGCGCTCATGGCCGTCTTGCTGTTGATCTTGGCCACGGCCAGCTCAATCATCCGCGGCCCGAGCTTCTCATCCACAGCGTTGGCCAGCGCCTCGGCGGCCAGCCGTTTGGTCCGCTGTTCCTTGGTTTCCGTCGCCGCCGCCTTGTCGGCCGCCGCCTTCTTTGCTTCCCCAGGCACGGGCACCTTGAGCTTGTTGAGGATCGGCGCCACGTCGCCAATCTTCACCACAAACATCGGCTCGCCGTGGCAACTGACCAGCGACTTGGCCACGTTGGCCTTGCCCAGGATCTGGCTAAACGTGCGCCGCTTGGGGTCCTCATAGTGGACCTGGCTCAGTGCCACGTAACCGCTGGCCGCATCGGCCCGGTCGCTCCACTCTTGCGGAAACAGCGCCTTGGCCTCCTTGGGCGACAACACGGGAATGTTGCGCGCCGCGGCATCCTTGGCCGCCTTGGCCCAGCGCGTTTTCTTTTCTTGCTCGGTGGCGAACTGGTCGCGAATGTAGCGCAGGCTGTCGCGGTGGCTGTTCTCGCTCTGCGCGAACCGTGTCACCGCGTTATCTTGCAGGTCCGCATCGAGCCGGGCAATCTCGATGGCCTGGCTGCGCGTGATCTTGCCCTCACGCAGGGCCGCCTCGGCCTTGGCCGTGAGCTTGACCAGGGAGAGCGTGTCGTACACATGAGACCGGCTGACGTTTTTGCCCGTCTGGGCGAAGATCTTGGCCTGGATATCGTCCACGCTGTACCCGAGCTCGACCCGCAACCGGTCCAGGGCCCGCGCCTCATCCATCGCCGCCAGGTCCTCGCGCTGCAGGTTCTCGATGAGCTGGAGCTCCAGCACTTCGGCATCCGTCATCGGCCGCGCGACCACGGGCAGTGACTTCAAGCCCGCTTGCTGGGCGGCGAAGTAACGGCGGTACCCCGCCACCAGCTCCAGCTGTTTGAGTTCCTTGTCCAGCGGGCGGACCAGCAACGGCTGGATCACGCCGCGCGCCTTGACCGAGGCCACGAATCGCTCGCCATCGGGTGTGGTGAGATCCACCACGCGGCAGTTCTTACCGAGTTGAATGGCCGTCAGCGGCACGAACATCACCGTGCCCATTGCGCTTTGAGTGGTTTCTGACATGACTACATTTCTCCTGTGTGTTGGTTGGTTACCAGACCCACCCCGGGCAGAAGCCCCGAGGGATTCAGCGGACACCGTGCCCGCCAAAAGGTGACAAAACGGGTGACACCCGCACGAAAAAAAGAGCTACCGTCTCCCGATTGTGCTTGCGCTGCCGTGCACTTGGGCTTATTTAACGGGCATGAACGAGCACAGGCGAGCAGCCGAAAACAACGCTGGAGTGACAAAAAAGGTGACGGGAAAGGTGACAAGAAACGGACGGCAGAGCAGCGTTGCTCAGTTGCGGGCGGTGGGCTCGATTCATGGGCGCCGAACATACGGACCGCCGACAAAAACTCAAGGAGGAAACTGACATGGCATTTGCACGGGTAGCTTACAAGAACACGGCCAACGCGGTGTGCCGGGTGAAGTACCGCGACGCGGCGGGCAAGATCGTCGAAACCAAGGTGCATTGCGGTTGCACGGGCCACGCCAAGCCGTGCGCCCAGGCCCGCGACCTGGCCAAGCAAAAGACCCGCGAGATCAAGCGGGCCCGCAAGAGCGCGTTGCCGGTAACCGTGCTGGGCGTGGCCGAGGTGTTTGACCGTTGGCTGGCGGTGAAGGCCAGCGAGCTCGACCCCAAGAGCGCGGCCCGCTACAAGAGTTACGTGGCGGCCTGGGTGCGCTGGTTGCGGGACCAGCTCGGGGCGACGGCGTTTGCCGATCTCAGCGAGGACCTGTTGCGCCGGTACAAAGTCGGGCGCGAGACCGAGCTCAAAACGCGGGCGGCCCGCGGCGAGGCCGACGAGCGGGAGATCGAGCGGCGCGTCAACAAAACCATGTACGGCGAGCTGACCCAGTTGCGGGCGGCGTTTGCCTGGGCGATTGCCGAGGGCTACTGGGTGCCCCCCGCCAATCGGCCGTTGACCTTTGACCCCGCCAAGGCGATCAAGCGGCCGCGGGTGGGCAAGGGCACGCCCAAGCCGTTGACCGAGGACGAAAAAAACCGGTTGCTGGCGACACTGGCCGGCAACCCGCGCCTGTCCGCCGCGGCTTGCCTGGCACTCTATTGCGGGGCGCGGCGCGAGGGCGTGCTCAGCTTGCGCGTGGCCGATGTGGACTTTGGCCAGCGCCAGCTGGTGTTGCGGGAAAAGAACGCCAAGGACCGGACCATGCCGATGCACCCGCGGGTGGAGGCGGCGTTGCGGGCCTACCCCCCCGTGGATCCCGTGTACTGGTTTGGCGAGCCGACCGCCGAGGGGTTCAACGAGTTCAGCCAGACATTTTGCTCCCTGCTTCGCCAGGTGACGGGCCGCCGCCGGGTGTTTTTCCACCACTTGCGGCACACGTTCGCCACGCGGTTCCTGGAGGCGCATCCCAACGAGCTGGCGACACTCCAAGACCTGATGGGCCACGCCGCGCTCGACATGGTGCGGGTGTACGCCAAGGTGGCCGACGAGCGGCGACGGGCAACGTTGATGGCCGTGCCGGATTGAGGGCGCGGCGCTCATACCGGCAGGACCTCGCGACGCAGGGGGCTGGCGTCAAGCGGACTCAGGCCACAGGCGCTGACCTTGTGCAGATAAATCGCCGTGGTCTCGATGCTTTCATGGCCAAGTTGTTCCTGGACGGTCTTGATATCGTTTCCCAGCGCCAGGCCGTGCGTGGCAAAGGCGTGACGGAGCGTGTGCGGCGTGACGCGCCGGGTGATCCCCGCCGCGCCACAAGCGGCGCGCATCTGTTTGCCAACCGATTCTGCCGTGGCGTGCCAGCGGTACTGGCCGCGGACCAGCGTGGAGGGGAACAGATACTGCCAGCGAAACTCGCGCGAGGCGGCGGGGTACTTGATCGCCAGCCGCCCGGGCAACTGAACCAGGCCGTGGCCGTTGGCCAGATCAAGGTCGTGCTGGGCGCGCCGCGCCGCCAAGTGTCGTTGCAAAGCGGGCACCAACAAGGAGGGCAGCGGGGGCAGCCGCGACTTGTCGCCCTTGCCGGCCACGACGCGCACCGTAAGGTGGTCGAAGTCGAGATCCTGAACCCGCAAGGTGCAACATTCGTGAACGCGCAAGCCCGCGCCATACAGCAGGCCCGCCATCAGCTTGACCTGCCCGCGCAAACTGCTCAGGATCCTGCCGATTTCTTCGCGGGTCGGCACGGTGCGCAGCGTCTGGCGGATCACTGGCAACGGCGGCAGTTCAAGGCGCCCCATATCCACCTTCACAACGTGTTTGAAAATGAACGCCGCGGCGCAGAGCGCTTGTTTGCGGGAGGAGGCCGAGTAGTCGGCTTGATGCAATGACCACAACCACGCCTGTACATCCTTGCCGGTCCACTGCGACGCCGGTTTGCCGGTAAACCGGTACAGCTTGCCCGCCCAAAAGCAGTAAGTCGCTACGGTGTTGCGCCCGCAGCTTTGCTCTGCCAGTGCCTGTTTGAGACGTGGAATTAACCCAACGTGGTTCATTGAATTACCTGTTCGCAACAAGCGCCTCTACGAGTTCTGGCACTTTGGCGCAGAGCACATCTTCACTCTTGCTGCCGTCGTCACAGGTCTTGGCCGCTTCTCCGAGTGCGTTTCCGCAGCGCACGACGAGGCCGCGATAGTAGTCGCAGTTCCGTTGTGCTTGTGCCCCGGTATCCATCCACGCCGCGATTCTTTTGGCCACCGCTTCCGCCAGCACCGGGTCCATCGCGGTGTTTTTGGTTTCCTCGTCGCACCAGCATTGGGCGGCGATTTGCCGGGCTTCGTTCATCCACGTTTCAGGTGTTGTCATGGTTTCTCCTTATTCAGTTGCGAACCAGTCGTGGGAGCTAACCGCGTAGGACGCGGTAGCTCCACTCCCCCGTTCGGCAATACCGCTGCGATGGTCACATTCGGCAGCCAGTAGAGAGTACCGCCTTGCCAGTCTATCTTAGCCGTGTGGACGCTTGCTCCGTGCGTTCGCACCGCAAAGAGTTGTGTGCATGGGTA